ATAGTTCGGCCCGCTTCTTGGCGGTTTCTGCCACGTTGAACTGCTTCTTGATGTCCCTCGTTAGGTTGTCAGCCAAGCCTTTGCGAAGGTCGGGGTCAAGAATCAACTGCTTGATGTACTTGTACCAGTCCTTTGGCTTATTGTAGGGGACCAAGAACCCGTTCTCCCCGTGTCGGATGACATCGGTGTAGGGGATGGTTTCGCTTGCGATGATCGCTTTGTTCATCCACCCTGCCTCTACGACCTTTAACTCGGACTTGAGTTTGTTGAACTTGGTATCTCGGAGCGGTGCAAGGGTAACGTTCACGAAGTTGTAGCCACCGACGTAAGAATAGATGTCCGCAGCCTGAATGCGTCCGTAGTTCGGGTTGTTCCCTTGGTCGCTTATGATTTTCTCGTAGCCCTCGTAAACGGGGTTATTGTCGTTCCACCCTCCAAGATAGAGGCGGTACTTGCCATCCAAGTTTGCGTCCCAGCGTAGTTTCTGCATCCCCTCACGGAGCAGTTCCATGTCCTCGCCATGCTGCGCACCACCGAACCAACCGAACTTGACGAGGTGCTTGTCGGGTTCTTCTTCGGGATTCGGGATGAATTGTTGGTAGGCTTCGTATGGCTCGTTTTGCAGAATGCTCACATTGGCGTTTAGGGGCCGTATGCGGGACGCAAGGTGTTCGGTGGTACAGGTAACCCAATCGGCCAATTTGATGTGCTTACGGATGACCTCTGCGAGTTTGGTTTGGTGATAGTGGCGGTACATGATGTGGCCCGATTCCAGCACCCAATAGTCGTCCAAGTCAAGGATGATTTTGGCCCCGAATTGGGTCAGGGCTTTGTAGACATTCTCCACCTGCTCCATCGTTCCTTGGCACCACAAACGGCTGAATAGGAACAGGTCAATCGACTTCAATCCCTCGTCGCTGATCGTGGTGATATTCTCGACGCACACATAGTCAAACTCCGGGTAGTTGTCGCCAAGGTATGCGTTCGGCATTTCGAGGCGGTAGTAACTGCACCCGGTTGGATGGGCGTTGTAAACGATGCAAATCTTCATGGCCGTAAAAATAAGAAGGGCAGCCATTGCTGACTGCCCTCCCAAACCTCAGATGATGAAAACCTAATGCGAAGATACTACGAACCGAGTATCTGCGTAGTCGATGGTGCAAAGACTGTTGACGCAATTGAGAACATCGGGTCGGGTTCCATCCCGGTCAAGGTCAACTCGTAGCCACTTCTATCCCCGAAGGCAGTACCAGTTCCAGCGGTTCCAGCGGTTGCCTCCAAGCCGTTGGCAGAACCTAACAACCAGTAGCGGTTGTTGTTGTCTTGGACGATGACGATGACACGGTTGCGGACCAGCAGGCGGAGTTCGTTGCGGACTGCGACTTGCAGTTTGTTGATGGTGAAGGTTACTTCGGGGGTGTAGTAGATTGAACCGTTCTCGATGCTCGCATTCAAGGTTTCAGTCAAAGAGGACGTAGCCTTGGTCAAGTCATACTCGAAGAACCCACCCGAAGCGTACCCCGTGAAGCCTGTAACCGCGCCTGAAAGGTTGGCATTGCAGGACCCCGATGGGATGAAGGATTGGACGTAAATTGCTTTGATGCCACCGACTGAATCTCGGCATCCAAGGGCGTAGCCAGTTGTTAAGGAGCAGGACATATGTGTATTTGGGTTTTAAGTTTCAAGAGAACAAAAAAGTGAGGGGAGGTTTCCCTCCCCCCTACACATTAGGTCAAGCGGAAGTCAACAACCAAGTCGGGGTAAGCGATTTGGACACCTGCTTTGAAGGCTGCTTGGAAGCGGACTTCGTCGTTGTCTTTGCTGAACCAGATTGAGAACTGCTCCTCGTCGCTCAACAAGTCGGTTCCGTAGAAGAAGTTGCCGAGGTAAGAAGAAACGATGCGGTTCGTGCCAGTCAATCCGGGAACTGCGATGACACGGACGTTTGTGCCGGGATACATGATGTCCCCGTCAGCAAGGCCAGCCAAGTCAACTTGGTTATACAGGACGTTAGCGGTTGATTTGAAAGCACCAAGCAACGTACGGAAGTTGTCCCAACCGCAAAAGATCACGAGATCAGTCTTGGTCAAGATGGCCTGTGGAATTTGGTTGTAGATCCCGTCAAAGATGGCGATTGCGTTGCCTGTGGTGATACCAACGGAGGCAGAAACCGCTCCTGTGTTACCGCTGATGGTAGAACCCGAAGCAGCGTTCAACAACTGGTTGACACCTGAAAAGTAGGTGTTGCCCTTCCAAATTGCGTTCTCCAATGCTTCTGCGATACGGAGAGCCTTCTGCTCGGAGAAAGCCTGCTCGAAAGGAACACTATCGTAGGTAGAGCCAGCAGTCAACTGGGTCTGCATCCAGTATTGTTCCAAGGAACGAGGGCAAAGGGTTTCTTGAACCTTCATACGTCCAACCGTGATATTCCGCTGGGTGAAGGCAGTCGTTCCTGAAGTGGTGTAACCGCAAGCATCACCGCTCTGCAATTGTGCATCGGTGTCCATGAGGTTGAGGGCAGCAGCAAACTTGATGCCCACCTGCTTGGTGAACAGGGCTGCTGAACGAGCGGAGAATACCGCTTTGGTGATGAGAGGAAGCCTCTCTTGGTCGGTGTAGGAGGTTAATCCTGTGAACGAATATGCCATTGTTAATGGGGGTTTAGGGGTTTAGTTTTTTTTGAGTGATTGGAGTGCTTGTGCGAGAGCGTTGAAGTTCTGCGAGGCTTGAGCCTTGCGTTGCTCAACGATTGCTGAACCGCTTGCTTTTGAGGCTTCGGCTGGGAGTTCGGAAACCTTTTCGACGATGTCGGCCATAGTTTCAACCTGCGATGCGAATGCTGACATTTTCTCCTTCATCTTTCCCATCTCGGCATAGGCTGCTTTGAGTTCTTCCATGATGGCTCCGAGGTGCTTGGCAACGATGGCCTCAACGACTTCGGGGGTCATGGCAGGATAGGCTTCTTTGATTTCTTCGGTAACCTCAACGGCCACTTCGGGGGTGATTTCAGCAGCAACAGGCAACGGCTCGATGACCGGGGTTGCTACTTCGGCAGCGATGACCTCAACGATTTTGCCTCCTTCGGTCTTGATCGTGCCAACGCCTTCGACAACGTGTTCGCCATCGGGGGCAGGGAGAGTGCCGTCCTCGGCTACAACGTAAACGGCAGTACCGGCAACAAGGTCGCCATCCACACGGACAACGGTTCCATCGGTCAACTTGTAGTCAGCGAAGGACTGCTTTTGGGTGCTGAATTTGCGGAGTTCAGTCCGCAGGGATTCGATTGCGTTTTTGAGATTCATAGTTAGTGGGATTTGTAGGTGGGGGTTAATTGTTGCAAAAAAGCGGTTAATTCGTCAGCAAGGCCAGCGAGTGCGACCTCCATTTCGGATTCGGTCTTGTCCATCCCGAAGAGTCCCTCAACGGAGAAACCCCGGAACAGGTTGCGGTTGTCCCACACCTCGTCGTTCTCAACCTTGAAGGAACCGAACCAAGAACCGTCGGGGGTGTCCTCGTAGCCCTTGGGTGGCATGATGCCACGCTCTGAGTCGGTGATGTAGGACTCGAACATGAACACGCCATCGAGTTCAGCGTTGTGGTAAGCGTTGACGTTGTGCTGGTTGCCTTGCTTGAAATACTTTTGGACTATCTTGCGGATGGTGGCTTTGTCAAAGACCACGTAGTACTCGCCATAGGTTTCGTCCTTGCGAAAGATGGGAGTGTCTGCAAGCATGAGAGGGCCAGTAAGCACTCTCCGTTCGCCTGTTTCGGTGAACTTTTGTGGTGTCTTTGCGAAGGCTTGGAATGGCCGTTCGATGGCGGGCATATCGGTCAGGGCCACGAATTGGACCCCTTCATCGACCTCGTCCACGGTCATTCGGTATATGGGTAGTTCCATGCAGGTAAATGTGGTTAGGCTCCAAGAGTTGCAAATTCCTCCAACCTCCGAACCCTGCGAGTGCTTTGGGTGATGTCCCTCTCCACGACATAGGCTCGCATTGGCGATGATCCTTGGCCTTGGCCCATTGCAGCACCATCGGTTCCAAGCATAGTTGTTTGAGGGTTGGCAAAGATTGGAGCAGGAGCAGCCTCTCCACCGCCACCACCGCCACCAGTTGAGGCAGAGGACGGAACGGATGAAGACGTTGACCTAAATTGCGTTTTGCTAATTGCGGCAACCCTTGCCAAACCAGCAGCAATCGCTATCCCTGCTGCAATCTTGGCTCGAATCGGAGCGGTAGCGTCAGGCACGGACATTTGAGATTTGAACGCCCCTTGAGCAGCAGCGTAGGTGTCAATGATGGCTTGAGCAATACCTGCTGCCTTGTTGACTTGAAACGCCTTCTTTTGCGATGCCTCGGATTGACCTGCAAAGGCGGTTGCCAGTTCGCCTAACGATTGAAAGCCAGCCCTGCTAATATCTACGTTTGACTTGGTTATTTCTTCCTGAATCTTCTTCTCATTTTCGGCTCTTTTATTAGAAATATCAAGGCCAACCTGTGCATCTCGAACCCTCCTTGCTGCCTCTGCTTGCATTCCTTTTATTTGCAAATCCTCTTGCTCGGCCTGCCTGTCCAACTCCATTCCGTAGAGTTCAAGGTTGAGGTCTGCAACAAACTTGATAATCGCATCGTTCTCGGACTTTAGACGCTCCAATCGTTTTTGACTTGCCTCTTTTTGCTTGCGGTCCCTTTCCTCTTCTTTTTTGATTTGTGCGTCCGTGTGCCTCTCGTATGCGTCCCTGTAATTGGACAACGCTGCTTCCTCACGAAGGGCTGCGTCCTCCCTCGCCTTGGCTGCGATGGCTGGGTCGGGTAGGTTCAGGAACCTGCGGACCGCTGCGGTCAGTTCATCCCACTTGGCTATCAATAGCCCTACGGCTGCGATGGCCGCACCAATACCCGTTGCAAGGAGGGCGATTCTAAACGCCTTCATCGCCCCGGTACTTGCACCGACTGCGGTTGCGTAGAGTGCCTGTGCTGCTGCTTGGCCTTGGGTGATTAGGATGGAGTCCTTGTTCAGCAGGTTGGCTACCTGCTGCACTCCGTTAGCGAGAGCCATCGCCCCTTGGACCTTCAACAACGCCTTCTGCAAGTCCTCGTTCTCGGACCCGAATAACGCTGCTGCACCTTGGGCGATTTGGAACCCTGCCGTTATCCCCTGCACCGCTGAAACAACGGTGTCAATCCTTACGGTGTCGCTTGCAAGGGTTTTGATTCGCTGCGAGGTGTCCCCGATTTGGTCTTTGAGTTTACCCGCTTCGGCCTCCATTTGCTTGAAAGCCTTCGTGCCTTCTTGCCCGGCCAAAGACATATCGATAAGCGTCTTTTGGAGTTCACGCAGACGCTGCTTCGCACTCGTTGTGCCTTGTGCGGTGGAGTCCTTGATTCCTACTTCGAGGACGATTTCTTTAGTAACTGCCATTATCCGGGGGTTGGTAATTCAGGGTTGATGGGTGGTTCGTAGTCAGGATCCGCTGGGTCGGGGTCGATAGGCCCATTGTACCTTGCGGATGGGTCATTCGCTATCGGTGTCGTTGATGTCGGTGCAAATTCAGCGAGGTTTAGAATCCTTCGGAGTGTTATCCTACACGGCTTCATCTGCCCGACCAAGTAATCTCGGACCTCCAGCAATCGCCAACGGATGCCGCCGTAATAGATGGGCTTGCGGAAATCCAGTTGGTAGATGTCCACGCTTGATAGCAGCATCGTGAGTTCTAACTGCAAGGCTTCCTGCGATATCGTTTCGTTGATGTAGTTGAGCCAGTAGGTGTTGTAGAGGTTGTTATTGGTGTAAGCGAAGGTGTTGCCGCTTGCGTTCACGGCGTTGTAATACACCAAGCGAGGTTGCCCGAAGGCGAGGTCCACCGTTGGGGCATAGGGGTTGTCAATGTGCGACACGAAGGGCATCTTAAGGATACCCACGGATAGGGCTACATTCCCGCTGACCCCAAACTGGTAGGCCCATTCGGTCTGCCCTTCAATCAAGTTGTACTGCGCCAATCGGTAGCCCGTCTGCAAAGGCTTGACGCTCCCACTTGCGAGGCTTCCGTCAATGTCCCAAGTACGGCCCACGATTTTGTCGGTGCTGAAAGATGCGGGTATCAAGGTTCCACAAAGGGTTTCAACCATCTTATCCCCTTTGCCATAAAAGTTGAAGGTGTTGAAGATTCGGCCTCCGTAGCCTTCCCGTGCCAATGGGTAGGACTGCTTGTAGGTCTTGGACAAATAGTCACCCATGTCCTTGTATTTGAACACGATATTGGTGTAAGCGTTGGGGTCGCC